TGAACTTCGGTTCACAGATTTTCTTAAACCCGTCACATTCTCCTCGTAGAGGGCAGCCGACAAACTCGAATTTGAAATTCCAGTTCTCATCCACGTCTATCATGTTATCGTACAGCCCGAAGTTGCATTTGATAAACCTACGTACAGCCAAGAAATCCCGGTAGCATTTATTCCCGTCGTAACGGGCGTAATACTTGCGGAGTGCCGCATAAGCCTCCGGATAGAACTCTTCCAAAATCTCAAGGAAACTTTGAATGAAATCCGTATCGGACTCTTTCAACTGGCGTTCCGGCTGTCCCTGCTCTTTGATAGTTACTTCGCCGGAGGGGGTGGTATAGAATTCTATTGCGCGCATACCTTATCCTCCTTTGGGAATAACTCGCTGGCAGGGATGCCAAGTTCTTGTGCAATTACTGTTTGTGCCAATGCGTCCGGTCTGTACTTTCCGGAAATCCAGTTATAGACAGCAGCTTCCGAACGCCTTGTGACGGTCGCGATCCGTCGAACAAACGCCCTTCTGTCCATGCTGTCGTATATCTCCCGAAAAGAAAGATTACCGGCTTTATGACCTTGTAGGTTTAATTTTTCCATTTTTGCCTCCTTACATTATTATATATGTTGTTTTAATCTTTATCTTTGAGCATTGAATCAATTACAAGTGCAAATATACGAGTGTTATTTGTAAATACAAGTCTGTATTACTGATAAAATTTGTATTTAAGAATATTTAAAGCTTATGGCAAATAATGCGTCTTTGACTATTTCTGTAATATCATTGGTTGTCAGCTTGATTTCCGTATCATGCGTACTTTTGCGCTGTGAACCAATGACTATGGATTGGATGGGAATGTTGGTAGGTATTTTATCTTTATTGGTTACGATTTTGATTGGTTGGCAGATTTACAATGTTTTGCAGGTGGAAAAAAAGATCCATGATGTCTTAGGAAATGCTATCGGGGAAACTACAAAGAAGATGCTTATCAAAACAGAGGAGTCTAAAGAAGAGGCTATAGGTACAAGTTTGTTCAATCTTGGTCAAGCCATGTTTTATAATGGGTTCTATATTCATGCTTTAGATAATTTCATAAAAGCTCTTGGTGCTATAAGAAAGTCAAGTATGGACAATAAGGAGATGCATATAGAGAAATGTTTTAGGGATATAATGATTACTATCGAGTGCATGAGAAAAGATATTGATTCATATTCGATTAGCAAACGAACTCTGTCTATTTATTCCAATCTTCTATCCGGTTTTCATGATGATCGGATATTTGAAATAATGGAGTTTCTTCGGAGATTGAGGATGACTGATGATTAGATTTTACTATGGGTTCAGCAAAGTAGTCATCTGATGAGTAATACTGTTTGATCTCATTGAAATCTTCTTTATCTTTTGATGGGGTATGATACATCTTTAGTGCATCAATTGTACAATAAATGAGTATGGATAAGCAAAGTATCATAAACATAGTGATAAGTATTAAATGTTTTTGCAAATGTACGAATATAATTAGTATATACAAATGAATGATAATATTTCAGATAGAATAAATGAAGTGTATATGTATCTTCTACGAAACGGATATGTTTCAAAGAAGAAAGATGTCGCTGAAAAGATGAGATATAACTATCCTAATACTACTTCCGCTCTAAAAGGAGACAGGAAATATCTAACGGATAGTTTTGTAGAAGAACTCAATTTGGCATTTGGGTCAATATTCAATACCAAGTGGATTCTTGAAGGAGATGGATCGATGTTGGCTGATATACAATCTGATAAAGATAAAATTATCCAAAGAGCGATTGATCAGATTTCTAATTCAGATTTGTCAAATTATAAAATAGCGAAAGATACTGGTATAACAGAAGCATCTATAGGGAATTATAGAAACGGAAATACAAAACCGACTTTGGCGAATGCTAACATTATAATAGATTATTTCAATAAAAAGGAATTGGAACTATCTGATTCTAACTTGATAATTAATACCGAAACAGAATATAAAGACGCTATGGAGAAAGGATTAAAGTTATTGCCAGAGGTTGATTTCAAGTTCTCAGGAGGAAAGGCTGAGTTATTAGGTAGCACAGATGCTGTAAAGCGATATTGGTATTTACCTGATTGCAAGGATTGTGAAGCAATTGCCCAAGTCGCAGGTAATTCGATGGCTCCGGCCTATCCATCCGGTTGTTGGATTGCCTTGAAACGTTTCAGTTTTGAGAAAGAGTTCCCAAATCAAATCCCGTTTGGAAATGTATTCGGAATTGTTGTCGAAGATAAGCAGACCGGAGATTATCATGGCCATATTAAGATCTTGCGCCGTTATAGCGATCCTTCTTTGGCCAAACGATTTTGGATAGCCCGGTCTATAGATCGGGAGAACCATGATGATTTCGATATTGATATTGAACAGGTGCGTGGTTTGTGGATTGTGAAGCAGCATGTGGTTGCGGATGTGATATTGTAAATAAGAAATATTAGATTGGATACAATGAACAAAAAAGAACGTTGGATAATATATCCATTCCTTATCATATTGATAATTGTTGCTTTTACCGCACTATGCCAAGAGCATCCTAGAATTGGAGGGTTTGATTATCTCGGTTTTATTATGGGAATTCTTTCATTCCTTTTGGCGATATTGGCTGTTATGTTCGGATATAATATTCTTGATATTAAAGGACGTATAAAAGAGAATGTAGAGAAAGAATTTGAAGGTGTAAAATTAGACATAGAAAAGTTGCAATCGGAAGTCTTGTTTTTAAGGAGTAAGGTTGTTGTGAGGAAGATATTTGTAAAAGGTAACATTGTTATAGAAACAAAAAAATTTAAATGTAAAGACTTAATTGCTTATGCAAAAGATGTCCACATGTTAAATGCCGAGATAATAGACGAAGATTTAATAATTAAAGATAGTTCTGATTTTGATCCGAATGCTGAATATTATGCTTCTGGTGATATAATATCGCATGTAGTATGTGATGATGAATAAGTCGGTAGAATTTTAGGACGATTTAAATAGGATAGGTATGGAAAATGAGCTTTCAATATTAATTTCTTGGTTAATTTCTTTTATTGGAATTGGAGTCACTGCTTTGTTGGGTATTAATATATGGACATCATTGAGTATTGATAAACGGATTGAAGTTATTGTTAAAAAGGAGGTTGAAAGTTTAAAGGAGCAGAACGTGGAGTTAAGAGATCAGTTGAAAAATTATTCTTTGGCGATTAGTGAAAGATCTGTTGGAGATGAATATATGAGAATGGGAATAACAGGAGATGCGATATTCAATTATCTAAATAGTTTAGAGTACTCAATAGTGGCGCAAGATAAAAGTCTTATTTCTGAGAACTTAGATAGCTGCTTAAGCATAATCAAAGAGTTTCCAGCTATAGCTCATTGTGAAACGACAATGGAGAATCTTGAAAATATTAAAGAGATACTGATGCAGATCCATGATGAACGTTCTTATGAGCTATATTCTTATTTCGTTTCTTCTTCCAAGAACGAAAATGATCTATCTCTTCAGGAATCACTATCAAAAGAAAAAAACGAAGAAGGCAATATAAGATAAATAATCCAATCAGTATTGTGCTGGTTGTAGCTATAATAAGTAAGATCCGATTTAATAAATACATAATCATTTAATTGATTTAATATAAAATATAAATCGATGGAAGATAAAGACAAAATAATAACCTCACTCCGGAAACAGCTCAAAGGTGCTATTAGCCGGTGTAATGCCTTGGAGCAGGAAAATGCTCTATTGTCATACCAACTAGAGAAGAGGGAGAAGGAATGTCCGGAATCACGTTAAGGATAGACAAAGGCAAGTCTCCCGTTTTTACCGAGATCATGAGTTTGCTTCAAGTTTTTCCTGGATTAAAGGAATGCAAGAGGCATTATTCGGTAAGGCTAACGGAAGAGGATGTTTTCAGGTTCCGGAGTGAGCTGGAGCGGATCATGCAACTCTTGCCTCATTTGAGCGAAAAGGAGTGGTTCGAGATTCCGAGGTATGGGACGGACGAATGGGCTAACTGGATGATAGACCTGCATCAAAAAAGACGACTATAAATGTCGTTTTTACTATGTATTTACAGTATCTGTTGTAACAGATTGATAATCAAATTGTATTATCCGCACTCGAAATGCGGTGAGCGGGTAACCGCTCCCTGGGTTCGAATCCCAGTCTTT